TTCAGTACAGATTTATAAACCTGCTGAAACTCGGTTTCGTCCATGTTCGCAAATGCGATAGATTTTGCCCTGCGCCCACGACTACCATCAGGATAAATATGCTCGGTGTAAAATCCGGCCTGAATGGTTACCCACTCGCGGAAAGCGTCAAACGACTTTAGCAATGCCGTATCCCGGGTTCTGCATGTCGCAACTGTATTAAGGTATTGCTCTGCGGCATCACTCAGGGCTGGAGTGTGTTCCCGACCTACTGATTCGCACAGGTAATCAACGAAGCCTGATACCAGTTTTCGTTCGCGAGGCGTGATCGCCCCACCGACCGGAGTCCAGTAATCAAATCCCAGTTGCAGGAGTTTGAAAAAACGCTTGTGGAATGCGTAGTTACGCACACGCTTAAAGTCTGCGTGTATCCACTCACCTATTTTGATTTGATGCAAAAAATCGCAACTCTCCGGCGTCGCCGGGAGAAGTAATCCGGAAGAGGTTTGTTTGACCAGTTGTATATGCGCCATCGTAGTTCTCCGCTGGCGCAGTAGAATGGGTGTTCAGCCCGTTATGTAGTATACCAGAATTAATGCCAATACTAACAGGATGCTCTGACTCGCAATTCATCCAGCAGTTTATCATTTCCCATAATGTCACTTACCCTCATCGGTAAAAAAATTGCCTTTCGACCATTACGATACATTATTGATTTTGGGGTTTCAGGGAAGTAATCCATTTCGACTATAACTGACAGGTCATCACGACGTATGACTGCGTATTTGCTACTAAATAGTTTCTTTATTTTTTCCACGATGCCTCCAGGTTTATAAGTACAAACGGTTATATCCACATAGAGACAAAAATATTAATCTGAAAAACATTTATTTCACGCCGTATATTTGATTGTTTAATGTGCAAGTACAATGACTTTTATTTTTTGTTGTGTATATAATCAAATATATGGTTATTTTTCACCCTGCGTATTCAGCACGCAACAAAAAAAACCGCCGAAACGGGTTAAGTGCGGGTGCGTTGAGGATGCCTGACACATCAAAGGTGGCGGGAGATTACTCTCCCGCCTGGTCACTCTTACTCTCTAGATTCGTAGTCTACGAAGACAGCGACCTCCGTCTGGCCGGTTCGGATTCGTACCTCGCAGAGGTCTTTCCTCGTTACCAGTGCCGTCACAATGACGGTTAAACAGATGACGATCAGGGCGATTAACATCGCCTTTTGCTGCTTCATAGCCTGCTTCTCCTTGCCTTTCGGCACGTAAGAGGCTAACCTACATTTGTGAGACATAGATTGGGCCTCAGATTAATGTTAAGCGTCTTGCAGGACGCGTAATGTTAACTGGGGCTTTTCTCTGTCTGCCTTACAGTGACATGCCCGAGGCAGACAGCCTCAAGCACCCGCAGCAATCTTACCGACACCGATAAGAAAACGCTATTTTTTATTGCCAGCACCATCTATCCAGGCTAGTTTATCTGCGTCAGAACGGCGCAATGCGCTCGCCTGAGATACGTTTACTTGCCATGGTAACAACAGGTAACGGCAATTGCTGTTTCTGTTTTGTTTCCTTCAAAAACCCCGGACCATCAATCCGGGGTTTTTGTTTGTTAACCCCAACGGCAAATCGAATACACCACCAGCGCCACCGCCATCGCAATTCCTACCGTGGTGAATGCCTCAGGCCAGGTCATTGATTCACCTCCTGCGGTGGTTCCGGTAGCGGCATCCAGTGAGTTGAGCTCTCTACTTCAACGCCGTCTTTGTCCACAAAAGCCATCTTATTCCCGCCACGAGTGGGGCAAAAAACCTTATCCCAGGAACCGGGGAATACATTCCCGAGATCATCGAGAAGAATCACATCGCAATATTCAGCAGGAACTGCATCACTACAGCTTATCCAGCCAGCCGGAGTTACCGGAGAGTTGCCAGCCTTACGCATGGCCATTTCCACGATTTCAACCATATCTCCTGGTGGAATTTTACAAAGTTGCCCAATACATTTCTGCTGCCTGGCATATTCGAGAATGTGCTCCAGTTTGGTTCGATTAATCATTATTTATCTCCCTTAAGCATGGCAGCGCGGCAGGCGTTCCAGCCATCAACATAATCAAACGTATTACTATCGTTTGGCCCGATTTCATCCGGCACTATCGGCTCTGGTTGGATAGTGACGTTGGCAAAGGCAGCACGCAAACCGGTTTTAATTTCTTCGATTTCATCAGAGCCAAGCGATGAATCTGACAGTGCGTGATGGAATGCGTAAGCCATGTCGTCGTTTACTGCAACCGGCACTGCCGGCGCTGCGTAAAGCGGTGTTATATCTGCCCGAAAATCACATGCTTTATGCAGTCGTACCCAACGCTCAACTTCCGCTTTGTCAAAATATATAGCAGTGAACGTATTAGATTCCTGGTCAACTTGAGTAAACGTCACCTTCCACGCTACAGCTACGGCTTTCCATCCATCAGGTTGTCGCATTCGCGGGGCAGCATAAAGCTCATGCATTCCATCAGGCAGCGAGTGACCCACATACTCACCGAACCCGTCAATACACATGCCCCCATCTTCAACAATGCATTCCGCTACAGGCTCTGCTTCCAGTGATGCCAGAGCGATAAGCGCCAGTTCACGAATTTCACCGCCGTCTATATCGTCAATATCATCGCGGCCAGAAATGTTAGCCAGCCATTGCAGTCGCTCTTTGGTAATAGTGGTCATGCCGTAGCCCCTTCTTGATATTTTTCAAACCAGAACACAACCGGGTCAGATTTCATTTCAACCAATCCCATACGAACCAGCGCTTTGCCTTTCCCGGACGCAAGGAATTCACGACGACCATCACTGATAATTCGTCGATAATCTTCCAGGCTACTGCAATGCTTGTGCAGATTGCATGGGTGGCATGCTGGTACCATGTTGGATATATCGTCACGTTCCTGGTGAAGCATATTTCCATCAAAACGAATGACCGGTTTTACATGGTCTGCATGCCACTTTTCGCCAAGTTCGCAGCCGCAATAAGCGCAGCGACCACCGAACTTCATGCGCAGTTCTGCACGTTGTTTTTTCGTCAGTGCCATATCAGCTTTCCTTATACGGATTAATTTTATTGTGCAGTGTGTTGAATGACGCCCATACCACGTCGTTATACAATTCAATAACTGGCTCAATTATTTTTCCGATTATCCAGACAAAAATTAGCGGGGATATCGGTGTCATCAACACGATAAACAGAATGAGAAACAGGAATTCTGTTGTTCTACTCTTTCGCGGATATTTTTTTCTAAATAATGTAACCATTCATTACCGCCCTTTCGGGCGGTCTCCTGATGATTTGAGGGTGCAGAAATCCCTCCGGTTAAGGATTAAATTTTTAACAGTGCTAAATTTAATTATTCAGTTCTGGATTTTGTCGCCCTGCGTATCCGCGCTTTCGCGTTACGCTCAATCTGTATCAGCTTTTCTATATTTTTCCGCCTTTCCTGTTCCTCCTGGCGCAATAACCTTACATCATCTGCCAGTCTGGTTTCTCTTTTCGCCACAGAGAGCATCCAGTCAAATGGCTCCACAACTGCACCGCAGATTTTACAGCGGACCTGACGCTCTTTTTCGTCAACCCGGACAGAAGCGTGATGGCAGTATGGTCTTTCCGATGGCTCATAAAGAAAATTAACCTGATCACGTGGGTCATCCTCCTTTACCGGAAATAAAACAATATTACTTAACTCATCTTCTGGTTTTATTTGCATGCTCCTCTCCTTTGATGCGAATGCCAGCGGCGCGTGGCACATTAACTTCCACGATGCGCACAGTTGGTTTGTACATCTCAATCGCTGTCAGCCAGTCAGCTCCTGTCATGCGCTTTTCCGCATCGCCATTAGTCCATAGAACCGGCACACCAATAGCTTTCATCGCAATTTCTATTTCCCCGGCAATGGCGCTTTTCCCGCAACCAGTAAAACCAGATACAACGACAAGAACTTCGCCTTTGGCTGGTTTTATTTCCCGTGCTTCCAGTTCTGCTATGCGCTTACTTCCATCCGCGATTACTCCCTCGTAATACTCACGCTGCTCGTTGAGTTTTGATTTTTCTGCTTCAAGCTCAACACGCAGCTTCCCTACCGTTAGCGCAATTTCCTCGTTCTCCTGATCGCGGCGTTTTATGTATTGCTGGTTTCTTTCCCGTTCATCCAGCAGTGCCAGCACAAGGTGTGCCGTTATCAAGGACTCAAATTCGGCAACAGCTTGCTCACCTCGCTTGTAATTCTTAATCCCACCTAAATCTTTCGCGTTCTGTGCCGCCTCACGCAGTGCCTGATAGTCAATCTTGCTCACTGGTTGCCTCCTGAAATACAACCTCATGCCCCAGTTTCGCCGCCAGCGCCAGTTCTGCCTTAGCACCTGCCGACCGATGCCAGCCTTTCAACATGTAAATCGTATCCACACAGCGGAGCATCGCCGTACAAATATCCATGTACTGCGCCTGTGTCAGCCCACCAGGAAGCACTGCCGGATTCAACACCGTGCACCCTTTCTGTTTCAGCTTCTCTTCCGCCTTGTGGAACGCCTCACGGTTGAAATTTTTATACCCGGTCATTGGACCGGCAATATAAACTCTCACCCTCACGCCATCACCTCCTGAAAGTTACCCTGATAGAACGCCAGCACACGCTGCATAACCTTGCTTTTCCGGCACTCGCGACAGATTATATTCAGGCGCCTGTCGTAGCGGCGTATTTCTCCGTCAGGTAATGACCAGATAAGGTCCGGATCAACAACAACCGGTTTCCTCACCTTTACTCTCAAGAGTTTTTTGCGGGCGCTTTGCCAGTCCTTGCGAGCCTGTTCAGACGGGAATAAGCCGTAGCCAGAATTATATACATCACCACTTGCGACCAGTTCCATGCATAAGCGACCGACAGACGCACGACTGATACCTGTTTCATCTGACAACTGCCGAATCGTGACCCGACCGTCCTGATGCACGAGTTCCACAATTCGCGTCTTCAGTTCTTCCCGCTGTTCGGGAGTAAAAGGTTTCGCCATAAATCCTCCTGAAACTACTTAACAACCCTCGAATGGCTAACATTCGGACGCCAGCTCTCCCAGTTAAAATTCACCCAGCGCCCGCCGTTCATGACCATGCGATCCATCACCCGCTCGCCGAGAAGTGTATTCATCGCTGCATGGTTAATATTTGTCAGCATCCCCACACCGCGTAACGATGCCGTCCGGCGATCAACAATCTGGTTCAGTACCACCTGCTCGTTTTTCGTATCCCGCTGCATGCCAATTTCATCCAGGACCAGCAGGTCAACACCACAAAGCTCCTGTAAAAATTTTTCACCGGATTTGCCGTTGTCGTAGCTCTCATGCAACACGCTCATGACATCGGACACGGTGACGATAATCACGCTACGCCCCTTCGCCATCAGCCGGTTGCCAATCGCGGCTGCAAGATGATTTTTTCCGGTGCCGGGCTTACCGCTGAACACAAAATTCGTACAGCCTGTCATCAGTTCGTCAGCTATGGATTTCGCCTGACTCAGTGCATGTCGCTGACCGTCGTTCTGCGCCCGGTAATTCGCAAACGAACACTTCCGGTGCAACGGCTGGATGCCGGAGCGGTTCAGGATTTTTTCCACCCGCAACTGACGATTCAGGCGGTTGATCTCCTCGCAACGTTTCTGGCCTTCAGCAAGTTGCCACTCGCGCCACTCCGCAACCGTTCTGAATGGGGCGGTTACATGTGGTGGGGTCAGTCTGCGGATACGCTCCAGAACGCCTCCTGTCGCAATATTTTTCATGGTCTGTTACCCCCTGAAGCCTGGCGGGATCGCACTGTCCGGCAACGAGACGGTGTTAACCTGTCGGAGCAACGTCTCAGGCCGAACACCTTTCGGCGCGAACAGACCCTGGTATTCATTGGCGATGCTGTGTCGAATCACCTGCTCAGGTGTAAAACCCTGCTGACGGAATTTTTCCAGTTCCCGTATCGCCCCGTTAGCGCCCTGCTCCGTTCGAATCGGTTTTCGCAATGCCTGCCTGAACTGGACCCACTCATGCCAGAGTGTTTCTGGCAACCAGTCGGGCAGATCAACTGACAACGGGTCAAATTTTTTCTGGCGAACAGCCCCACCGATAACCAGAATTCCCTGCTCGGTGTGCCTTGCGATATCACTGCGCCGCAAGACACATATCCCGGTTTCAACAGCACCGATTTTGAGCAGTGATTTCTGTCGCGGAGAATTTCGGTCAAGCTCGATCCCACACCGGACACCGTTCCTGTCAGTCACGACGATATCAATCCGCCCTCCGCAACCGTCACCACGCTCTGGCACCGGATACTCACGACAGACATCCAGGCCAGCAGCCTGCAACGCAACCACCGCAGAATTACAAAATTCCGCTGCAGTACCGCCAGATAATCTCCCCTCAAGCACTCCAGCCACAAAATCCCGAAACTCCCTTCCGGAAGGGAAGGGTTTGGGATGGGTTAGATCTGTTTTTAGATCTTTATCTGTATCTTTATTAGTTGCCTTTGTGTTGGCATCATGTTCGAACATCACTCCAACATCTGTTTGAACACCTGTTAAATTTCTCTCTTGTTTTGTTTGAACATCTGCTTCCTTTCTGCTTCTTCTGGCCTGAACAGATGCTTTTCCTGCGGCTGATTTTTTGGTTAATTTTTCTCTGACAGATGCCAGATCTTCCTCAATCCGAAGATGCATCCATTCGTCGCCGTTATCACAAAAAAACTCCCGCAAGGATGGTTCAACATCAACCCATCGCTCGTTAGTCAGACGGGCAATTTTTGCCAACCTGTTTTTGGGTATTGGCTTTCCTGTTTGCCAGTAATTGAACATCAGCAACAAATACGCGCCGTGCTCCTCTGCTGACAAATGCATGGTGTCAGCCAGGTAATCAGCTATGTACAGTTGCATGTATGGTAATGCGGCCATAATTGCCCCGTATGATGCTGCCCGGTTGCTTAGAATAAGCACAAACAGCATGGAAACTTTTGCTTAATGAACAATGACAGAATCGTCGGAAGACCCGCCGCCGCTGAAATGCGCTTTCCGGTAAACGGCCTGGACTGCATCATCATGCGCATCAATTGCCGTACTCAACGCTTCCTGCGCCGCCAGTAATGCACGGCGTTCCAGGGTATCGAAGATGCAGAGTCGGTGACGCAGCTCGCGCGGAAGGATTGCCAGAATTGCTGGGATCAGCTTCTGAATTTTTTCCCTTTGCGCTTTCGTTTCACCTTTCAACCAACGGTGATAGATATTCTGCTGATTGTTCCAGTCCTTGCCTGGTACAAGGGGCAATTCGCCGCCCCCCTGGCGCAGATATTCTTCAGTAATTGCGTTAGCGACCCACGCCTGCCCTTTTTCGGCTGCCAGGGCTAACAACACTGATTCGATGTGCTCATGCCTGATTTTCATGAATCAACCGCTCCTATGCTGTTTTCGCTATGCTTACCGTCTGGGGGAATACATCGTCAAGTCCACAATGAGCGCCAAGCCGATTAAGGGTAGAAACAATTTTTCTGCACTCCTCTAGTCCAGGGGTACGAAAATTTGCTTCGTAATTTGCCAGTCGGCTTTGTATCCACCCTAACTGAACAGCAAGTTGTCTTTGAGACAGCCCAAGCTGTTTTCGATATGTTGAAATTTTGTTCATTGAAAACCTCCGATGACAATTTTAAACACACCTTGTGTTATATAGTCAAGCTGTTTTGTGTTTTATGTAAATCACGATTCGTGATACAAGGATGCAATGGAAAAAGAAAACGAAAAAATTGCCGCTAGTAGGCTCAATGACAAAATTGCAATGCGTCTTAAAGAGCGCAGGCAGAAGCTTGGTTTATCTCAAGGAAAACTTGCTGAAATCTGCGGATGGACGCAATCGCGTATAGGTAACTATGAGGCGGGCAGCAGAAATGTTGGAGTACATGACGCTGTCGTATTGGGAAAGGCACTTGGCATATCTCCTCCTGAGCTCCTCTTTGGAGAACAGGAATCTTCTGAATTGTGGTTAAATGAATCCCAACGAAAACTTCTTGAGTTGTTTAACCAGCTACCGGGCTCAGAACAACAACGAATGATTGAGCTATTTGAAGTCCGGCTAAAAGAAATCGATGAGTATGTAGAAAAATATTTGAGAGGCAGGATTAAAGATAATCCCCCACCGGAATAATGATCTTGCTATCACAGTAATATGCCAATCAGCCCGCTATCAGCGGGCTTTTTTGTAGCATCATCATATGACACCCACCATAAAACACATTACGTGTTGACATAAGAAAACAAATTGTGTTTAATAAGCATATCCAAACAACGCCCCACCAGAGAACGGCAGGACAATACCTCGAGTTATCCAGTCACTGAACAGGGCTAAGTAGCCAGCCTGAGGCATACGAACATGACGGCAGTTGTTGATTGATACAAAGCGCAGTAGATAAAACGTTCCGCCACCCGGCGTTAAGGGGAAATGGGGTCAACATGAATACTATCGATCTTGGCAACAACGAATCTCTGGTATGTGGCGTGTTTCCCAATCAAGACGGCACATTCACCGCCATGACGTATACCAAAAGCAAAACGTTTAAAACCGAAGCTGGCGCACGTCGTTGGTTGGGAAGACATTCAGGTGAGTAAAATGAACGAGACAGAATTAAAACACGTTATCGCTCTACTCCTAGAAGATGCAAAACGCCTCCAGCAACTGGAGCCAAATGCAGGCACTGGGGCACGCATCTGGCTGGCTAAAGAAGCGCTGGAATCTGGCGATTATGATAGCGAAGAAGCCTTCTACAAAGCAGAAGGCCGTGCAGGATATTCACCGGGTCTTGGCGGGGTATAAATACCATGCGCATTGACTGAATTCACAAACAAAAACAGACGCGCGATACCCGGATAGTCGGTCTGCATAGTCAGATATCTGGCTGCGAATTTGATAAATATCACCGCCCTTTTCGGAAACATAAGTTCCGTCCGGGAGTTGATTATACGAACCATCTCCATGGGGGATCGTTCTCCTGAATCCTAGTGAGAGCATATATTTATGAAGCCCTTCGTAATCCTCTGGCTCAGCATTATATAGTTCTACTCTGGCGAGATACGTTGGCATATTCATTTCCTTACTGGTTGTGTGAAAACTTCAGTAAAGATACCACCAAAGCCCGGAGGTGGTGAAATAAAACCGGGCACAACACGAAGGCGCATTTCCGGTATTCATAAAGAGTCGGTCTTGTCTGTGAAATTTAAATGGTGGGAGTGCGCTTCCGGTTGTAAATAACGACATTGCTGTGTGAAGTACCAGTTGGCGGCATCGGTTTAATTGCTGGCTGATGTCCGCCCTTTTTAAAGTGAATTTTGTGATGCGGTGAATGCGGCTAAGCGCACGCGGCACAGTT